GTCATCCTCCCAGCTCACTCTTTTTTAAGAATTTCACAAATGGGTTAATTGGACAAACATTCGGAGAGTGCTTAATGAAACGGTTGCTGGTTGTTTAGAACAGACATAATGCAGGCATTGAAGATTACTCAAGGCAAGTTTGACAGAAGTCTTGGGATGACTTTGAAGTGGAAGTTAGTCGGAAGCCGCAAAAAATATTTTCTCACTGAAGACAAGATTCCCAAAGACCTTAAGAGCAACTATGACTTGGTTGAGTTTGATGATGAAGCTCAGCAAGTGGAGGAAGTGCTGGGAGACATCACCAACATTTCTGGAATGACTTCAGATGAACTTAATGCAGCAAGATTGGACAACCTCAAGGCAAGGACGAAGCTTATTGAGGAGAAGCTGGAAAATAGGAAGCAAGAGTTGTGGGCAGAATGGAATGAAGCATTCTTTGAAGCCTTCACTGAAGCATTTAGTAAGTTTAAGAATGACTTGATTTCACTGCATCTAGGGGAGGAGCAGCTTTCCATATTGACAGAGAAATTAGAGAATGCTTTAAGTCTGATGCAAGACAAATTGGATGCTATGTGGAATAAGTTCACTAATGAAGAAGAAGAGCAAGGAGCAGAGAAATGATTAAAGAGTTGATATTTAGCCACAGTGGAAATATGGGTGACATTCTATATTCACTGCATTTTGTAAAGGATGTAATTGAATGGAAGAAGCCTGAGACAGCATATTATATTTTGACTTTTGGAAAGCAGGGTGTATATGCAGAGAAGCATCCTGATGGAAATGTCCAAATGACTAAGAAGAGTGCCGAGTTCGTAAAGCCACTTTTAATGCAGAGTGGACTTTTCAAAGATGTCCAAATTGTAGATTATAATCAATTTGAGCAGTTGAGAGGACAACTGCCTGACTACATTGACTTAGATGAATTCAGAGTAAAGAAGATTAACTTCATGGGAGGTGACATCCGCAATTGGTATTATGCACTGTCAAACTACCATTTCAAGAAAGACTTCAGTGAAGACTTATTCAAAGGAAAGTTAGTAGGTGACATTAGAGCAAAAGACAAGGTGCTTGTGACATACACAGAAAGAGTGAACAACTACTTCATAGACATTTCATTATGCTTGTGCAACCATAAAGACAATGTTGCATTCATTGGCATTGACTCTGAATATGAGAGGATTAAGAAGATACTTGGATATGACATTCCAAGATTTGAGCTTAAAGACATGGAAGATGCAGCAAAGTTGATGAAAGGCAGCAAGGGAGTGATAGGAAACCAAGGTGGGCTGTTCTCTTTAGCTGAAATGCTTAAAGTTCCCCGTGTTCTAATCCCTCCTCAATACATATTATATGGCAGCCAAATAACTATAGGACCGTGCAACAACCACCCCATTGGTGGTGATTGTGACGTAGTGCAGACCATTGAGCAAGCAGTTCATTTGCCAGATTTCTTGTTTGAATAATGAAAAAGACAGCACAATTCAATTTGATAGATTCTATAAGAGGCTATTTCAACATTCAGCCTTTCATGGAGATTATGCCGTGGATTGAGAAGAACATCAACTTAAGTGATGATGTGTCTTCAGAAAGAGACAGACCAGACTTTAGTCAATACCCATATCAGATTGAGATTCTGAAGCAGTGGGAAGACTTGAATGTCAGAAAGCATGTGATTGTAGTGTCTTGTGAGCAGATGCGGAAAGACTACGATGTTCTTATATGGACTTCTTTATAGAATGGTGTTTGACCCATGCCAATTCTTGATATGCTACCCATCTGATGGAAAAGCTGCTGAGACAAACTTAACGAAGTTTGAGCCACTTGTCTCACACATCCCTGGACTTAAAGAAGAACTACTGAAGCCAAGAGCAAAGAGAAGTGACAGATATAAGTTCAGCAATGAGATTGTTTATTTTCAAGGAAGTGGTTCAAAGATTGTCTCAAAGTCATGCAAGGTGGTATGCTTGGATGAGATTGACCAATTTTCAACAGAGCATCCTCAGAATGTAAGAGATGGATGGAAAAGAACAAGAAGCTATTCATCTTGCATGGAGTTTGCTGTATGTTCACCCACTACACAGCAAGGGCAGATCTGGCAGGAGTTCTTAAAGGGAAGTCAAGGATATTATACACTAAGGTGCAAGGGATGTGGCAACTTGACAATGAGAAGCTGTGACATAAGCAATTTGCAGTTTGAAAGTGACTACAATGAAGGGCTGAGAAGTTATTTAGTAAAGAAGCGGCACTGAAAGACTTTGCTGTCCTGTATGTCATTATGAGCATACTGAAGCTGACAAGCAGTGGATGATTCAGCATGGCGGATATGTCCATTTGATACCTGAATTAGTGAAAGAACGTCCAAGCTATCAGATAGGTGCATTAGCATCTCAACTACCGTCATTGTCTTGGAGTGAAATTGCAGCAGCACAGCTTGAAAGTGGGAAGACGTCTGACATATCAATACAGCAGAACTTTGACAACAGCTGGAGAGGACTTCCATATAAGCCAAGGCAGATAACGAAAGATGAGATTTCCAAGTTGAGAGACAACCACATTTGGCATTCAGCACCTACACTTGAGAATGTTGAGATGGTGTTCATGACAAGTGACACAATGGATGAGTTTAGCAGTTATGCAGTGTGGGCATGGGGAGTTGATGACAGCTTGTATATGCTTGACTGTGGTGAAGTTCAATATATAGATTTAGACCCAGAGAAGAGAAAGCAGATTGATGAAGACAGAAAGGCAGAAAGTCTTCCTCCAATTGAGACACTTGAAGACTTATTGATGAAAGACTATCTGATAAATGCAGATGGTGTTGGAATAAAGCCTACATTCATTGTGATTGACCAAGGTGGGCATAGAGCCAATGACATTAAGCATTTTGCTAAGATGCATAGAAATGTGATAATGCAGAAAGGAACATCAATGACCTCAATGAATTGGAGAATGTCTGACAACCAAGAAAGACTTGCCATAACAAATGAAAAATATTGGAAGTCAACTGCTATCTATTATCTATATGCACAGAAGAATAGAGAAGAGAACTTCTTATGGTTTTATCCAAGCATTTCAGATGAGCATATTGCAGAGATTAGAGATGTCCGTCCTGATGATTCTTCAAAATGGGGAAATGAGCCAGAGAATTGGATTGCAAAGACAGGAAAAGACCACCAATTCGACTGCTTGAAATATGCTTGCTTTGCTAAAGACTTTGCACTTCAGTCATTCGTAAAGACAAGATATAGATTTGCAAAAGCATCAAGCATTGTGAGAAGATTTGAAAAGCAGAAGAAAAAAGAAGAGACAAAACAGCAAAGCGATGCTAAAAAGAGCAATTGGTTTGCTTTATGATTTAATTTGATAAATAGATTTTAAGGAAGAACAATATGCTTAAAGCATTTCAAGGATTTCAATTTGATAAAGAGATACCAAATGCATCATCACAGATGGTTCTGTTTGATGGATTGAACAAATATGTCATTAGTGAAGTGACTTTTCAAGGAGAACAATTGTATCTTACTGCATCAGCCGATGAGACAAAGGAATGGATTCCTGGGAGATATAGTTATCAAGTCCTTGATTCTAATGGCATTATAGAGGAAGGAACAATTAAAGTCAAGGCTAATCTGATGTTCTCAACTGATATTGATTCTTATTGGAAGAAAGCATTGAAGGCAGTTGAAGACAGGATTGCAGGAAAGACCCTTGACCCAGCAAATGATGTCAGTGTAGGTGATAAGAGAATTAGTTATTATAGACTTGATGAGCTACTTAAGCTGAGAGACTTCATATTGCAGAAAATTGCCGAAGAAGAGCAGGAAGAAGGTGATGAAACCGCTGTCTCTAAATCAGACCAGAAAAAAATAATTTATGCATGGAGAGGCTATTGATGAATTTATTCAACATATTCAAAAAGCCAGCCGAGACAGTGAAGAAACCAAGAAACAGAGCATTCATTGGTGCTAGGAACAACCGCTTCACAAATTGGCTGTATTCTTCATTCTCTAAGATAAATCTTGACATTGACAATGACCTCTTGCAGCTTATGTCAAGAACAAGAGAATTGTCAAAGAACAACAACATAGTTAGAAGCTATCTTGAGCTGATGGAGAAGAACATAATTGGCAAAAGTGGATTTACACTTCAGTCACAAGTAAAAGATGCCAATGGAGAATTGGACACAGCATTGAATGAAGAGATTGAATGGAAGTTCTATGAATGGGGCAAAGCCGCAAATGGATTTCTTACAGTAGACCACTCATTAGGTTCAAAAGAATTAGACAAATTGATTCTAAGGACACTTCTTGTAGATGGTGAAGTGTTCATAAGGATTCATAAGAATGTCAAAAACCCAGTTGGAGTCTCATTTGAATTGATTGATGCTATGTCAATTGACTTCACTAAGAGGAGAGAGGCTTCAGGCAGTCAGAATGCTATTGTAATGGGAATTGAAATTGACAGACATTATAATCCTGTAGCATATTACTTGAGACCACGGAGACACTGTAGTATATCAAATGGGGAAAGAGGAGAAAGTTCCTGCATCGGAGATGATTCACATCTTCAAGCATGAATTTCCACAGCAAGTTAGAGGATTCAGCCCTTTGAATGCTTGCTTAAATGACCTGAAACAGCTTGAAGACTTTCAGACAGCAGAATTGATGGCTGCAAAGATTTCAGCTGTTCTAAGCATTTTCTATGAGAGAAATGGGCAGTCTCCTCAAGGTGACTTCCTTAGTGATGAAGATGATGACAAAGCATCATTTGTCCAAGAGTTAGCACCAGGGCAGTCTTCAGTTGTTCCCAATGGATATAATGTAAAGTCAGTTGCACCTACACATCCAAACTCTAATTTTGATTCATTTGTGAAGTCTGTAACAAAGAAGATTGGTGCTTCACTAGGAATTTCTTATAATCAATTATGCAAAGACTATGAAAGTGTCAATTTCAGCTCACTTAGAGAGGGTGCTGCTGATTCAAAGACATTCTTTGAGTCAACCCAAGAGTTCCTTATTGACAACTGGAAAGAAGTCCAATATAAACTGTTCCTTGAGGCATTAGTTCTTAATTCTGACTTCTTAAAACCAGACCAAGTGAAGAAAGCATTAAGACAGCATAATTTCATCTGTGCTAAGAGAGCATGGTATGACCCATCAAGAGACATTCTTGCTACTAAATATGCACTTGAGCTTGGTGTCAAAAACCCACTTCAAGTCATTGAAGAGAATGGGTGTGACCCCAATGAAATACTTGATGGATGGGCATTATGGAAGCAGATGTGCTTAAGTAAAGACCTGTCATTCAATGACAATAAGTCAAATGCTTCAATTGACCCAGTTGAAGATAAGACAGATGAAGAGCAGATTGAAGAAGATGGTAGAAAGAATTAAGAAGTTTTATAAATAGAAGTTAGAGGATTGAAATGAAATACACAAGAGAAATTGCAATTGACAAGAGTGAAAGTCTTGAATACATATTTTCTCTGTGCAGCAGTGAGCCTTATGAAAGACAGTCAAAGGAATTTGGTGTATATGATGAGGTTCTTGTAATATCAGATGAAAGTGTAGATTTTTCAAGGCTGAACAGTGGTGCTTGTGCATTCCTTAAAGACCATGACCCTGAAAAAGTCTTAGGTGTGATAACCAAAGCATGGATTGAGAACAATAAAGTCAAATGCACTGTCAAGTTCAGTGAAAGAGAAGAAGTCCAAGCCATTGTCAAAGACATTCAGCAGGGTATAATGACATGCACCTCAATTGGTTATAGTATTGAAAAATACCATTTTGAAAATATAAATGGGAAGAAGACAATGTTTGCTGACCGTTTTATGATTTACGAAGGCTCATTAGTGCGGAATTCCAGCAGACATAAATGTTGGATTCAATAGAGCACTAGATAACGGTGAGGAAATTATGGAAGAAGACAAAAAGAAAGAGGCCGAAGAAGCTGAAAAAATAGAAGAGAAGAAAGCTGAAGAGGCTGAAGAAGAAAAGTCTAAGAAAGCTGAAGAAGCCGAAGCAAAGAAAGAAGAGAAAAAGGCGGAAGAAGCTGAAAAGACTGAAGAAAAGAAAAAAGATTGTGATGAAGAAAAGGTTGAAGAGAAAGCCAAGAAATGTGATGAAGCTGAAGAAGCAGAAATTCGTTCACTCGGAGACCTAATGGGCTGCAATGAGTTAGCAGAGAAGTTCATCACTGAAAAAAGAAGTTACAATGACTTCAAAAATGCTGTAAAAGAATACAAAAATAAACTTAATATTAAGGATACTAAAAAGATGGATCAGAAGTTTTCATTACGTAAAGCATTACTAAATGCCGTTGGCAGAATGTCAGATGAAGATGCTGCATTTGAACGCAGTGTCATTGAAGAGAATAAGAGAAAATTCCACATCACAGATGCTGACATTGTAGTCACAAAGAGAGACTTTGGTGGGACTGAAGCATTAAATCAGGTTGTCTATCAGCCTGGCATGTATACACCTGTTCTCCGTGCTCCTTCAACAAAAGATGCAGTTGGCACTCGTAAAGTTGCTGTAACTGGACAGAGCATTTCTTTCTCCGTTGCCACATCTGGCCTCAATGCTGGATATGTTGACATCAATGGTGAAATTCCAAGTGCAACAATGGATTTCGCACTGAAGACCATGACTCCTAAGAAATATGGATGCTTTGTTGATGTCTCTTATCAGTCACTTCTCCAAGATGACCCATCAGCCGAAGCAGTAATCATGGAAGACATTGGCAAAGCTCTTGCTCAGACTGCTGACTATGCATTCTTCCTCGGTTTGTCAGGCAACAACCAACCTGTTGGACTGCTTAACACCACAGGTGTCAATGAAGTCACACTTCCTGCAACTCCTGCTCTTAGCACAGCTCTTGCATTTGAGAAGAAGATTCGTGAGTCATTTGACTACAGTGCTGACCTCAAGTGGGTTTTCGGAACGGATGCTTATTATCAATGGGCAAGCACTCCTTATTCTGCAAAAGAGCAGAACAAGATGCTTGTTGACCCCGACACCCGCAAGTGCATCGGCTATGACTGCTACATTGACCACAACATTCCTGCTTCAGCAGTAATTCTCGGCAACTTCGGTGAAGCACTTGAAGCCAATTTCGATGGCATTGCTATCAGAATTGTGACCGAAGACAAAGACTTGTCTCGTAAACAGGCAATTGAGATTCAGGCATTTGCTGCTAATGACTATGTCTTCCGCAGACCAAAGTCATTCTGCAAGAATGCTTAATAGATAAAGTAACAAAAAGGGGCTGTTTTAACAGCCCCAATATTTCAAATGAGCATTTTTGATGAATAACAACGAGAAAATAGCTTGGATGTATTTTTATCCAGAAGGCAATGGCAAAGCAAAAAAAGGTTATTGTCTTCATCACATTGATCCTTCTTTAAGGAAGAATAATCCTGAAAGATATAATCAATGGAATGTTGAAGATTTAGTAATGATGGATTTTGCTGAGCATACAAAATTGCACCTTACTGGAAAACAATTTTCAGAAGAGCACAGAAATAATTTAAGCAAAGCTTTAATTGGAAATAAATGTGCATTGCATGGAAAAGCTTCATTAGGACATCATTGGAAACTGCAAGATTCAACTAAAAAGAAAATAAGTGAGTTGAATGGAGGTAAATATTGGTGGAACAATGGTGAAGTTAGCAAGTTCTGCAAAGAATGTCCAGGTGACGAATGGGTAAAAGGACGAATAAGCTGGAAAAAGGTTGTTAAATAATCATGGGTTCAATTTTTGACAAAGCAATTTCAGATATTTTTCAATGCAGCGACTTCTTAGAAGAATGCTTAATTGAAAATGTAGCATACAAGTGCATTTGCAGCTCCATTGATGATTCTGTTGTCTATGGAGACATTGGTGCAGTTGATGATGTCAATTTTACACTTAACATAAAGCTTCCACTTAGCAGAATGCCAAGTAGAGGACAGAAAGTCAGGTTCAGGAATGAAACATACAAAATATCAAATGTCACCTACGATTCAGCAAATGCAAGCATAGCACTTCACCTACAAAGCACATCAAAAGGCTGATATGAACAACTTCAAAGTTAGAATGAAATATGACATGAAGGACTTTGAGGAGAAAGCAAAGAAGCTCATGGATGACATAAATCTTGAAGCACAGGATATTGTCAAAAAGTCAGCAGTTGTCTTTGCTAATGCCGCTGCAAAGTGGACACCTCCAAGAAGTGGAAACAGTCCTTCATTGACCATTCCAAAAGAGAAGTATGAAAGGCCATTTGTAGTGCTTAGTGCATTGATTGCTGGACAATATCAAGGACTTACCGCAACTGACATTGACAAAGCACAATACAGGAACGGAATGAAGTTCAAGATTTACAATACAAGAAAGAATAAGCAAGAGAGAGCACCTGCCTATGCTTACTGTAGGACTAAAGGTGAACTTAAGAAGCTGAGAAGAATTGCTCACAGAGGCTTAGCAAAAGTAATGTGGGGAAAGTCATTGGACACAATTGGCATTAATGTTCCAATTGGCATTCAAAGACTAATCAATAAGTCTCCTGCATTGGAGGGATTGAACTACAGTGACACAACTTTTGAAGCTGAAGGTGACAAGACATCAGTGACGATTAAGAATAGTGCTTCAGACATAGAGAAGTATGCTAAGAGTGCTGAAAAATACGGCTATGACAAAGCAATGCTGGAATTGAAGCATAGATTGACTGCATTAGCAAAGAAGGGGCAAATACTGTGAGTGATGATTTAATCATTGAAAGAATAATGAATGTGCTTCAAAGTGAAAACTATGAAGTGCTGAAAAATACTGACAACTCAGAAGTTAGAGGTGTAAATGTAGTCTCTGTTGGTATTGATGGAACAG